AATCCCTTTAATCTATGAATCTAAAAGCAGCCATTGACACTCTCCGCACCGAGTTGCGGAAGTTCACAACCCAAAAGCAAGCCTTCGCCGACTACAAGTTGGCCGATGGTACAGTCATCCGTGTGGACGGCGACCTCGTTGCTGGAACGCCCGTCTATGTCATTACCGAAGACGAAACCCTGCCCGCTCCCGATGGTGAGCATCAAGTGGAAGGCGTTGGCGTAGTCAAAACCGAAGGCGGCAAGATTACCGAAGTCGTTGTAGCCGAAGCCCCTGCCCCTGCCGAAGAAGTCGCCGTTGCCGCTGAGATAACCCCCGAAGTTGCAGGTGAAGTGGTGAGTGAAATCGCCGAAGGCTACCCATTGGTGGACCCCGCCATGGTGGAAGAAATCGTCAAGAAGCACCTGGTCAGCATCATGGAGGAATTGAAGGCCGCCTACACCGAGATGGGCAAGATGAAGGACAAGATGGCCGCATTTGCAAGCCAAATGGAAACCATGACCGACATCGTGGAGAAAGTCGCCGAACTACCATCCGAAGCCCCCAAGCCAACCGCATCCGCTATCGTGGAGCAGCGCAAGGCATCAGCCGCCCAAAACTTTGCGGCCATCGCACAATCAATTCAATCCCTTAAAAACTCCAAATAACCTTAACCCCCTAAAAACAAAACCATGGCATTTTCTTTCGGAAACCTATCAGCCTACACCGAGCAGCAAAGGCTGCCCCTCATCACCAAAGCGGTCTTCGCCGCTCGTTCTGCTGCCTTGTTCACCAAGCAGGTGGGCATCAAGTCAGCCGCCGCCCTTAACCTCATGGACACCGATGCCAACATCGGGTCAGGAACGGTTTGCGGATGGTCTGCAACAGGCAACACCACATTCAGCCAGCGTAACATCACCGTCGGCGTAATGAAAATCCAAGAGGCTCTTTGCCCTCGTTCCCTTGAGCAGTACTGGATGCAGTCGCAGTTGACTGCTGGTAGCCAATACGACGGTGTACCTTTTGAGCAGGCATTCTCCGAGCAGAAGGCTCTCCGCATCGCCGAGGCTTTGGAAACCGCCATTTGGCAGGGCAACGCTTATTTCAGCGGTGTCAACCAACTGCTGAACGCCGCTTCGGGTTCTACCGTTCTCGCCAATGCTTCCTCTACCACTTGGAACCCAATTTCGGCTTCCGTTGGTATCACGACTTCCAATGTCATCAGCATCTTTGACAAGGTGTACAACGATATCCCACAGGCCATCTTGACCCGCAACGACCTCGTAATCTTCTGCGGATGGAACAACTTCCGTACCTTGATTGGAGCCATGAAGTCGCAAACTGGTGTGATGTACAACCAAGTTGACCTGCAAGGTTTGGCCGATGGTGATATCATCTACCCTGGCACGAATGTTCGCATCGTTGCAGTCCCAGGTTTGACCAACACCAACCGCATCGTCTGCACCTACCTCGGTAACTTGTTCTACGGAACCGACTTGTTGAGCGACGAGGAGCAGTTCTCGATATGGCTGTCACGCGACAACGACTCTATCCGTTATCAGGCTGCTTTTAAGGCTGGAGTGAATTTTGCGTATCCAGACTTGATGGTTGACTTCCGCTTGGCCTAAGTGTAAGGGGGGAGGGAAACTTCCCCCCGCTTTTTATTCTTGCAACTCCTTAAAATAAAATATACACTATGTCCTGCTCCCTAACTACGGGCTACGCCCTCGGATGCCGCAACTCGGTTGGCGGTATCAAAACTATTTATGTCCAAGCGTTGAACGCTACTGGTTCCGTGAACACGAACGGTAGCGGCTTGGTAACTGGATTCACTCCTACTTCGGTGTCAGGGTCGTTCTTTGAGTACGACTTGACCAAGGCTACATCTTCCATGACGGAAACGCTGAACGCAAGCACCGAGAATGGAACCTTGTTCTACACGCCCGAAGTCACTTTCACCATCAATAAGTTGCAGACCTCGGTCCGCAATGAACTACGCCTCTTGGCTCAAAATCGTTTGCTTGTTATCGTTCAAGACAACAACTCAAACTATTGGCTACTTGGTGCTGCAAATGGCTTGGAAGTATCCGCTGGGACTGCTGGAACGGGTACTGCATTCGGTGACCGCAATGGCTACGAGATGACCCTCACGGGCATGGAGCCTTCTCCAATGCTGAACATCGCCGCTGCAACATTCTCTGCGCTGACGACCCAAATCACCGGTTCGTAAGTATCTTTGACCTGCGGTTCTCATACGCCGCATGGTTTAGTGGTCAGGGGCCATCCTTTCGGGGGTGGCCCTTTTTTTTGTACCTTTGGGCATGAGAATTTGCATCGTTTACAACGCCCACCCGACGGGCTGCTCGTTCTATCGGCTGGAGATGCCCAACGCATACCTTGGCGACAACTACACCGAGTTTGACTATGTGTGCGTGGACAACATCGCCAATGTCAAGGATGAGGACCTAAAGACCGTTGATATATGGCTTTTCAACCGTTTGTGGTGTCAAGGTACCTTGGACCAAATTCGTAATGTTTACAAGGCTCTCACGGCCTTTGGGGCGAAGGTTATCTTGGACCTTGACGACTACTGGGTGCTGGAGAGCGGCCACATCATGTATCGGCACTACCTGTCCACGAAATTGGATGAGCAGATACGGGAGCATATCCGCTTGGCGGACCATGTGACCACGACGACCGAACACCTTGCGCAGAAGATCCGACTGCTGAACAAAGCCGTCACCATCCTGCCCAACGAACCCTACGAAGCCTATCAGCAGTACTTGCCCGACACGAATGCAGAACCCGAACCGCACTTGTTCAAGATTGGTTGGTTCGGAGGGGCGCAGCACCAAGAGGACATCGCCCTTGTGGAGCATTCGTTTGGCTTGCTGGCTCATGACAAATCCCTTGACGGCCGATACAAAATCTACCTTGGCGGGTGGAACGAGAACCCTGTTTACGCCGATTACGAAAAGATGCTCTCCTGCCGTGGGCTGAACAAGAATTACGGACGCATCCAAGCGGCGGACATCTACTCCTATGTCGGGGGGTATAACTTCATCAACGCCACCATCGCACCGCTTCGTGATACCAAGTTCAACCGCCTCAAATCGGAGTTGAAAGTGGTGGAAGCGGGCTGGATGGGCAAGGCTATCATCGCAAGCGAAACCATCCCCTACACGGACATAATCACCCACGGCCACAACGGGTTGCTGATACCCTACGGCAAGAAAGACGCATGGTACAAGGCGGTGAGGAAGTTCGTCAACGAACCCGACTACGCTCGCTCCTTGGCCGTGCAGTTGTCCAAAGATGTGAGGGAACGGTTTGACATCAGCAAGACCGCTGAACGGAGGGCCGAACTCTACCGAAGCATCGGGCGCAAATTGTGAAATTCGGGCGCATCCTACATTTGGGAATAGAGTGATTTACCTATCCCCCAACACCACGAACACAATCGTCGTCACCTGGACGCAGCGGGCTTCATCGGGGGACCGTTACATCTTGCGCCTGACCAACATCGCCAAGAATGTCACGACCGACTTCACCCTGCTGAAATCAGCCAACCTTTCCAATTACACCGAACGCTATGACAAATTTCAGATTACCATGGGGGCGGTTGAAACGGGCTCGTATAAGTATGAAGTTTACGATACCAGTAGCACGGTTGCTGCAGCCGTTGCGGTGGTTGAAACGGGCTTGGCGTATGTACAGGTAATTTCGCTCACCTTCAACACCTTCGCCAATACAATCCAGTATAATGTTTACGGCGCAAGTGCCGTCAGCATCTTTGATTCCACCTTTGACCAAACCTTCCAATGAGCGTACAAACAAGAACGCAGTTGCAGACGAGTGCCGCAACTATTACCAACGAAACGACCGCCGCAGCCAATACCGCCGCCCGTGTGGGTGGTTTGTTTGACGACCTCGCAGACACCGCCACATTGGACCGAGAGCGGGGCGTTGCAAACCTGTACCTTGACACGGACACCAACTTCACCCCAACCCAAGGGAGTGCGGTAAAACTGACCTCTGCAATGAAGTCGGGTCTGCTGACTACCTACAACTTTTCACGGACCACGACCTCTATCACCTACACAGGCACGACCAATGCATCGCTTCGGGTGTCGGTTAACATGGTGATTTCACAAGGAAACGGCAACCAGGTCAAGATTTACATTGCAAAGAACGGCACCGCTATAAATCAGTCCATGGCTGACCTCACGCTATCGCACGACAACGGCCATGCGGTGTTCACCGAAACCGTTCTGCAAGGTGCGGTCAATGACGAATTTACTATCTTGGTCAACGCTATAAGTAGTGGGTCCAATATCACGATTTCGGCTCTATCCTTCACCGTCCACACACTATGAGCAGCATAAAACAATCGTTCACCCAATGGTTGGGTATTGAACACAAAGTCCCTGTGATGCTTGAAAACAAAGCGGGCAAGTACATCACCTACGGGGCGTTCAACGAGTACCCGTATTACCTCCTTGACAACTACCGCCGCAGTTCAAAGCACAACGCTATCGTGAACGGGAAGG